CCACCACAGCGAACAAAATCGAACTATTTATTCTTACCGGATTGGTGAGGATAGGTAGTTCTTTTTTGTAGTTGTACTGAATTTCAATATAATCATCATAAATGACCACACAGCGGACCATAGTCGAGAGTAGCAAGCTCTTGAACTTGGTCTCTTTTTTTGTGCGCTGAACAAGCCGCTCAAAGAAGAACCGGATCATATCTTCGTCGACTTTAAGGTCGTTGTCTTTTTCGAGTTCGTCAGAAAGCTCCGAATTTAGCTCTACAAGGCGTTTTTCATACATGGGTATATTCTCGGCTATGGTTTGCGACATAATACCGTTTTCAACGGCCTGAACGCAGTTTTTGAGCTTCTTGGATAACTCTTTTATTTCTTCTTTAATAGCCGGGATAGAGGATTGCGCTCGATTCTCTTCTTGTGCCGCAATGGCTTGCTTGGCAATGTATTCTATGGCTGTATCATCAGACAGGATATTAATTGTCGTATCGACAACCAATTCTTCGAGTTTATCGGCACGGATATTTTTCGTATGGCATTTTCCGATGCGGTTACGCCGATTACTGCAAGCATAGTAATAATAGGGAAGGCCTGTCACAGACCGCCCTGACATACCTATCATTTTTTCGTGACAGAGCCCGCAGAATAAACGGCCTGATATAAGATAGTTATCACTACATACTCGGCTGCGAGTTTTCTTGCGATTTTTTAAAATCTTCTGAACTGCGTTGAACATGTCGTTGGTGATAATGGCCGGAATGGCATTTTCTTTGTGAATGTCCTTCCAGACGAACGTACCCGTGTAGCGTTCGTTTTTAAGGATTTTTTCCAAGCTGTTCTTGCGAAACGGTTTGCCGGCTGCGGTTTTCAAATGTCGGGCATTTAATTCATCAATAATAGTAGATGTACGCTTGCCGTCGATAATGGACTGGAATATTTCACGTACAATGAACGCCTTGTCATCGTCTATAACAAGGTGCTTGTCCTTATCGAGCTTAAATCCAAGTGGTACGATGCCACCGGGCCATTTGCATTCGAGGGCATTTTCCGTCATGCCTCGTAAAACATTTTCAGCAAGTTCAGCACTATAGTATTCGGCTAAGCCTTCAATCACAGACTCTAATAAAATGCCGCTAGAGTCTTCGGCTATATTTTCCATAGCTGAGATGACACGGATCCCGTGTTGCTTTAGCACGTTTTTATACCTAGCGCTGTCATAACGACTGCGTGCGAAGCGGTTTAATTTGTAGACTAAGACGTAATCGAAGTCCTGCTTTTTAGCATCTTTAATCATGGCCTGAAATTCAGGTCTCTTATCGGTTTTGCCGGTCATGGCACGGTCGCAATAGACCCTAATTACGGTAATGCCGTTTTTCTTGGCATATGCCTTGCATTCTCGGATTTGTCCTTCTATAGACTCTTCTCGCTGACGGTCCGAAGAATAGCGGGCGTAGATTACTGCAATTTTCGACATAAAAAAATCAGTCCTTTCTGTTGTAAAAAGGGCCGATGTGATATACTTATAGCGTAATCGACCCTTTTGGGAGGGGATTATGGATTGCCCTCGATGTGCTGCAACACATCGGGGGATTTTTTTGTTTAACGATTTGTTAATTTAGAAACATCTTTTATGATCTCAATAATGTGGGCCGAGTCATCTGATGAGCCGTCTTCTTTTAAATATCCGCTTTGGGGATTAGAGAAAATTGCTTTTGTGGTTTGCAATAACACCGCATTACGAATTTCTTCGTTGCTACTAGCATTTACAAAGGTCTCAAATGTACTTAGTGCGTTTTGTTTGTTTTTATTTATGATATAGTTATGTGCTTGGGCTCTGTAATTTCTACTGCAAATTGTTAGTCCATAAAACAATACTACCAATCCAGTGAACCTAGGCAAGGCTGCTTGCAAAAAGTGGTATAAGTAAGGTTCTTCTAACTGTATCGGGCAATACCAAAAAGATACTAGCGAATATGCTACAATCACGATACTAAGCCAAAGTATCCGTCTAGCCCAATAGCCCTTTTCCATCTCAAAAGAAGTGGCAGCCTCTTGGAAATTTACGGTGTGATTCGTTACACCGACAGAATGAGCGGCTTTTTGTACAGCGGCTATTATTTCATCTGTCTGTTGTTTTGTTTCTTCACGCTCTGTCTTTGCTTGCTTTAATTCGGCAACAATATCATCCCTCGCCTGTTGTGCCTGTCGCTTTAAAGCATCATAATCAGTGTCTGCCTTTATGCAATATGCAATGACGGGTGAGATATCGTTAAACCATCCATTGTAACTATTGATAATATCGTTTATCAAGCTTTGTCTTGTATCGACGCCTTGAGTAGACGAGAAGTCCTTTATGGCTTGAATGCAACTAATAAAGTTGTCCATATCACTAATTAGAACCATAACTCTTGACGGAGGAATCCGGGTTATATCAATGTCGAGCAATCCTTTGAAAAGTCCGATAGCAGATTCAAAGTCATCCTCGGCGTCAGCAAAGCTCATTTCCGCTCCCAACTCATCACGTCGGACGAGATCCTTTGCGTTAAATTCTTTTATAGTTGAGAGCGAATTATTGTATGCAGCTAATGTATCATCAGATAATTTTATAGACATAATGAGAACACCTCCGGCAGACCATTTTATATTTTAAGTGACCCTATAATTTCCAACGATGCCCACACTTCAAGCATACGCCAACTCGTCTGTTCCGGTTATGCCAACCGGCAGCAATACCGATCCCACCGGTTAACAACCCACCAACAATAGCCTTGCCGGCTTGGAATCCTTTCTTGTCGAACTCAATATGTTTTGAGTGGCATTTAGGGCAACGCAACTCACCATCTATAGGCTCCTTGGGTTCGTCCGAGGTATTAAATGATGCCGACATACCCGATTTATATGCGGTTACCATTGCCTTCAATGTTTCGTCAGTGCGAACTTGTTCCGTGATTTTGGCGGCCTTAAAAATTCCGCACCCTGTCAGCTTCCGGACAGCTTGGCTAAAAGCGAGAGTGCCGGCACTTCCTTTTTGCCAGGGATCCGTTTCTAAAGCAACCTCAAAGGCATTGAAAGTAACGCCGTTTACTTCCTTGTTGTAAACAGGCAACGTTTTTTCAGCACTCGGTTGTTCAACGAGGGCATTTTCGGAATTAGCAGAAGAAGATAGCGTTGAGTCTATGGGGTGTTCAATCTGCACCTCTTCACACATCTGTTCACGAGCTACAGGGGCTCCGCAATTAGAGCAAAATTTAGCCGTTTCTGATACTTGTTTACCACATTGTTCACAAAACATTTGAATACCTCCTAAAATATTTTTATATTTTAAAGTTTTCCTCTTAACTCAACGACTTTTCCTGATATTTGTACAGGCAATGCTTCTATCTCTTCGTTTGAGTAAAAGTGCGGCTCGTTATGTATGCTTGGCTCCATACTTGGCCTGCACTTCCGGAGAGAAATACATGTTGTATGCCTTGTTGAAGATGTAATTGGCTATCCACCAGTTGGCTTGATTTTTACTAACGTCGTCTATCCTTGTATATTTAATAGGATTACTCCAAGGGGAATCTTCTTTTCTTGCTTTCATGCTAACATATCGTTTTTTAATAATCTGATTATCATAGTCATAGAGATATTGGCTCGTTATTTGAGCCCATTTTCCCATTGTAAAACTGTGAATTCGTTCATCACATTGAATAACATAATATGGTGGTGCATAGCGGATTACAGAAATGCTATCATTGTCGACAAAGACAGCTGAGTCTATATTCTTTGAGATCTGGACGTAATTAACGGCGTTAACCGCAAGGGGACAAATGAGTACACATAAAATAGTTAATAGCAATTTTTTCATAAAACCCTCCCGTTAAAAGTTTTCTTCTTTCATAAACCCTGTCATTTATACTACATGATAGTAAAACTCGACGTTTTCGGCGACTTTATCGGGAACAATATTACTCCGGCGAATCATCTCTTCGATCATACTGGCATGCATATCTTTTCCGAAATCGTCACCAACAATGTGACCAAGCTCATGCAGGACTTCCCTTTTTGCCTGTTCTCGAGATAGCGATTTACTAACGACGATGGAATAGCTACCGTCGACGTTTGACGTTACGGAGGCCTTGGCGTGCGGGATAGAAGCGAAAATTATATTAATCGTCATGTACTTTATTTTCTTCCTTCATTTTTAAGAATTTGATGAAATTATATGCTTCTTGCATTTGTTCCCTCGTCAAATTACGGCTGCTGCTAAAGAGAACTCTTAAATCCGGGTTTGTTCGCAACTCTTCGGCAAGTTCAGCAACTTCCGGGTCCGCATAGTAGCCTGGTTGTTCCGATTCAGCCTCCAAGAAGTAAGTTTTACCAACATTAAAATAATCGGCCAACTTCTGAATTACACCCATTCTAGGGATAGCTTTTAATAGCAACCATTTGCCTACGGTTGACTCACTTACTCCGACGACTTGTGCTATTTCACGTTGATTAATATTTCTTTCCGACATTAGGGATGACAGTCTGCGACTGAACAATCTTTTTATATCATCTTCAGTGGGCATATAAAAGCTCCTTTATTACAATAAATATTTTAAATCTACGGGGTAATAATAGAATAATTTTCTAAAATTGTCAATTGTCCATCTAAAAACATAGAATATTTTTCTTGACAATAGAAATAAATTCTAGTAATATTTGACATATAAAATATACATTTGGAAAGGAGGTGATGATATGCAAATTTCTCTTAGAGCGGCTCGAGTTAATGCTGAACTCACTCTTATAGAAGCGGCAAAGAAAATTGGAATTGGAAAGGATACTTTAGTGAAATGGGAAAAGAACTCTGGACTCGTTAATCCCATATTTCAAGAAAGAATTTCTGCTGCATACGACATGCCGATTGATTATATTTTTTTTGGCCCTAAAACTAGAATTTAATTCTAAACAAGGAGGTGAACAAATGCATTACTTAACTTGGTACATACTTCAGGTGATTCGAGAGAACAGTGATGAATATTGGGCATGGAAGGCAGAAAGGAGCAAATCACATGGAAGTCTTGGCAATCGGAACGAGTGCGGTAGTAGTGATACTGACATTAATATTAGCCATTCAAGAATTTAGGAAGGGAGCGTAAGCGATGCGGAAACAAATAGAACTCACAGCTCCGGCTGCATGGATCAATCGGAGATATTACGAACTACAGGCAGCTGAGCCGATGCCGGTTATTGAGGAAGAATCGGAGGATTTTAAAGTCACGCTAAAAGAAGGCATAAAGATTGGCATCGGAGCCTTCACGGTATACCTAATCATTGCGATGGCAATCATCATCCTATGAGGCCGCTACGAAAGACGACAAAGAAAAAACCGCATCTGCGGCAACAGGTGCGGTTTCAACAGAAAAACAAATACTTAAATTGCTACTAGTTTAGCAGAAATGGAGAAAAAACACAATGAATGCAAAACTCATCATGACAGTAGAGGAAATGAAAGACAGAAAGGCCTGGGAAAAACTTCGAAACATCGGGATCGGCGGTAGTGATGCTTCAATCATAGCCGGGCTTAACCGTTGGAAATCACCGTTCAAGTTATGGCAGGAAAAGACCGGACAGGTAGAGCCTGAAGACCTCTCAGACAATGAGTGCGTATATTGGGGGAATGTTCACGAACAAGCGGTTGCGAACCGGTTTACTGAGCTTACGGGATTAAAAGTAAAAAAATGTGGGACCCTTCAATCGCTTGATTACCCGTTCATGATAGCCAACGTCGACCGCCTGGTCGTAGGCGAAAACGCCGGCCTGGAATGCAAGACGGCTAACGGATTCAAGGCCAAAGAGTGGGAAGGCGACAACGTGCCCGATTCGTACTACCTTCAATGCCAACACTATATGGCAGTAACCGGTTGCGAAAAGTGGTATATAGCGTGCCTCATCGGCGGTAATCACTTCGTGCAGAAGGAGATACCCAGGAACGAGGAAGATATAACGGCACTCATCGAGGCCGAGAAGGCGTTTTGGGAAGACAACGTCAAAGGCGGCATCATGCCGGACGTAGACGGTAGCAAGAGTTGTTCCCAGGCCTTGGCCGAACGATTCCCGGGAGGTGTGACCGACAGCATTACATTACCGAAGGAAGCGGACGAACTGTTGGCCGAAATTGACGAATTGAACGAGGCGGCCGACAGAATCAAGGACCAAATCGAAAGCAAGAAGAACGGCATCAAGTTAATGCTTGGCGACCACGAAATCGCCTATGCCGGTGAGCGTAAAGTCACATGGAAGACGCAAGCCGGACGAGTCACGGTAGACAGCAAGAAGCTGAAAGCCGAAATGCCGGACGTATACGAGAAATACAGCAAGCAAGGCAACCCTATTAGAGTATTCAAAATTTAGGAGGTAATCAATTATGGCAACAACAAAAGGCGGCATCATGACAACGAAAGCAAACAACAAACCGGACGGAGTAAAGAGCATGAAAGACCTCGTCGTCAGCATGGGCGACCAAATCCAGAAGGCCCTGCCGACAGTCATCACGGGTGAGAGATTCACCCGTATGGTGCTCACGGCGATGAGCAGCAATCCTCAATTACAACAATGCACTCCGAAATCGTTCCTGGGGGCGATGATGCAAGCGGCACAGTTGGGTGTAGAGCCGAACACACCGCTTGGCCAGGCGTATCTCATTCCGTATAAGAATAAAGGCACGCTCGAGTGCCAATTCCAACTTGGCTAAACCTTTTGGTCAAGTAAAACCGTGTGAACCCTATTACTCAGGGGTGTCCTCTTGCAGGGGCTAACGGTGAAGCCCGTCACTAAAGAGGGTAATACCGTGCTTTGAAAGGAGCGACATGATATGAAATGTGTTTACAAAATTACTAATGTGTTAAACGGGAAATTCTATATCGGCAGTACAACACGATTTAAAAAACGTGTACAGCAATGGCGAGATTACACATCAAACGTTAACTCGGCCGTCAAGAAAGACATCCTAAGATATGGCAGAGATAATTTCACGATTGAGCCTATTGAAATTTTCCCGGAAGAAACAAGTAAACAAGAGATAGCAGCAAAGGAACTGGATTTTATCCATAAATTACAACCCGAATATAACACCATTGGAAAGCCGAGGCCTATGGAAACAAGGGAAAAACTTTCCAAGGCACTGGCAGGTAAAAAGATGCCGCCGGAAGTCGGCAAAAAAATTAGTGTAGGACAAAAGGCACGACACAAAATATTTCCTCAAACGAATGCAGGACACTTAAAAAAGGCACTAATTATAGAAACCGGAGAAGTCGTTATCGGAATTAAAAACGTTGCTGTAAAACTTGGTGTAAACGCATCGACCGTGACGAAGGCTATTAAAAGAAGTGGAACGGTCAAAGGATATCATATAAAGCTCTTAACGGAGTGTAGAGACTAGCTGCGATGAATGTAGCAGCGTAGGGCAGACGATGAGTTACTGCTCGAAGTGCATGGCACGCATAAGCGTGAAGAGATAGTCCGTGCTTACGGGATGATAAACCGTAAGGATAACAGATAAAGGATTAATCGACCTGGCATACCGGAGCGGCGAGGTCCGGGATATACAGGCACACGAGGTACACGAAAACGACGAGTTCGAGTACGAATTAGGACTCGAACCGAAGCTCCGACACGTACCGGCTACAAGCAACCGGGGGGCAGTCATTGCCTACTATGCCGTATTCCATACCAAGGACGGCGGTTACGGATTCGAGGTTATGAGTGCCGAGGATGTACGCAATCACGCCAAGAAGTACAGCCAGGCATACGGAAGCAATTACAGTCCGTGGGCGAAGAACTTCGACGAAATGGCGAAAAAGACCGTTCTCAAAAAATGCTTGAAATATGCACCGCTTAAAACCGAATTCGTCCGGGAAATGAGTGCAGACGGTACTATCAAGAAGAACATCACGCCGGATATGACAGCCGAACCGGACGAAACGGATTATATCGACGCAGAGGCCGAAACAGTACCGGACAATGTAGACCTGACAACAGGCGAAATCAAGACGGAGCAAGAACAGAAGGACGATGCGATTTTAGCGGCATCACTTAACTAAGAAAGGAAGCGGAGAAAGGGCCGGAGCAATTACCGGCCCGAACCCGTTACAGGGCAAAAGAATGGCAGAAGGGCAGAAACGGTACTACTGGTTAAAACTTCAAAATGACTTCTTCTCGAGGAAGGAAATAAAGCGACTCCGACGAATAGCCGGGGGCGATACTCTTACAATTATCTATCTCAAAATGTTGTGCCGGTCGCTAAAGGACAACGGCAGACTCTATTACGACGGACTCGATAATGACTTCGTTTCCGAGTTGGCCATGGATATTGACGAGGACACGGAGAACGTACAAATCACCGTCAACTACCTAATCAAGACAGGGCTACTCGAACAGATAGATGAAGTCGAATATACGCTTAAAGATGCCGAAAGCAATACGGGCACCGAAACCGCAGTCGCAGCAAGGGTTCGCAAGCATCGGGAACGCCGAAAAGCGTTACAATGTAACACCGATGTAACAGCGGCGAAACAACTCGGTTACGTAGAGATAGAGAAAGATAAAGAGATAGAAGAAGAGAAAGAGAAGAAAGAAGAGCATCCGTCATCTTCTGAAATCTTGAAAATGTACGGGGATAACATTCACCCTGTAAGTTCATTGGTAGAAGCTGAAAAGCTAAAGGCACTCGTTGACACTCACGGCGAAACCTTCGTGGCCAAGGCCATTGAAAGAGCCGTTATGCGGAACAAAAGAAGCCTGGCGTATATCACCGGAATTCTGAATAACTGGGAAGCGAACGGATACGACGAGGGAGTCGAAGGGAAGAGAACAGAAAAACAGTCAGATCCGGAACGCTCCGCAGACCTTGAACGGTTTATGCGTGAGCGAGAAGAACACAAAAAGAAGCAAAGGAGGTTCTAAGGTATGTTCACGAACGGCAGCATGGACTTCATAGAGAATTTAATCGTCGGGTCATATCCGAACGGCCTAAGAGATAAAGACGAACGGCAACGGTACTTTGACAATTTCGTCCGAATGTTCAACCGATATGATGAACAGGACGTCGCAGACGTAGTCGAAGAAGTAATAAGCCGAGAACGCTTTTTACCGTCCTTAGCGACCTTCAAAGAAGCGTTGGATAAGAAGGCACAGGCCAGGGCCGAAAGCGAGCGGACAGCGTTAAAAATCGCCGAATATAGAAAGCCTCGAGGACGGGTCAATGTTCAGGCACTCATGGAACAGGCCGAAAAAATGAAAAAAGGCGAGTTCGAACGGCCTATTCCGAACCGGTTACGAGAGTTTGCAAAACGGTTATGGCCGGATATTAGCGATAGCGTCATTCGGAGAAACTTTCCGCTGTTAATCCACTATCAGCAGAATGGGTTCACGATTGACGAAAAAGGAAATGCGGTGCAGCTGTACTTATCGAAGACCGGCGAGGTCGTAGAACGGATTGTATTAACACAGGAGGCGTAATCAATGCGAATCATAAGATTTGGAAAGGAACGACCGGCAGACGTACTGTACAGACGGTCGCAAGTGGGAATTATAGGCCGGTACGGATTAGAAGAGTTCATCGTGTATGACGGCGATTGCCAGTGGAAAGATAGGGCCGTCATGAGAGCGATTATAGACGACGTCAAATTCAGAGCAAGCGGCGAGTTTAACGAACCCGGGGAATTACGAACGGATGCGATTATCGACGTGGATAAAATCGTCGATGAGGTTATTAAGAGAAAGGTAGAAGAAATCATGAACAGAGTAAAGGACGATGTACAGGCGATTATCGAGGATATAACAGCCACGACCGAGGCATTGCGAAGCCTTCGGGAACGACTAGAGCCGATAAAAGACCGATGCTTCGGTGTGGCGGTAGCGAGCATCCAAGTAAGCCTGAAAGATGCCGAAGTAGAAGCGATACAAGCAGAGGCGTTGTGTTATCACCTGTTAGAAAAATTAGTTATGTCGGCATCGTTAGACGTAAAAGAAGAGCTGATAAAAACGGAGCCGTTCTAATGGAGTGCGTCGGATGCGGTAAGGAATACGAAGGGCATAGCAAGTTATGCCCTTCATGCCGAAAGAAATATGCGGAACAGATAAAACAGCAGCACGATTACTGGACATGCCCGATTTGCGGAGGCTCGGTGCAGTTCAGTTACTGGAAGCGGCGAGAAGATATTAAAGCCAAAACGATATGTTGCAGTACACGGTGCCGGAGAATATACAAAGCGTTAACGGAGGTCAGTCATGGAACACGGAACGATTCACAGAAGCCCGGTCAACGGACAACCGGAATTCGGGCAAGACGAGATTAAGCAGCCGAATCACTACACGTGGCGAGGCAAGGAATGTGAGCAGATAATCGGGGATATTACACAAGGCTCCGAGGGCAAGGAAGCGTATTACCTGGGGGCGGCCGTGAAGTATCTGTACCGATACCCGGCCAAGGGTACGGCGATTAAAGATTTGCGGAAGGCAAAACAGTATATCGAAATGCTTATTGAGTTGAAGGAGGAACAACAGAACCATGGCACTAGATAAGACAGCGATAGACGACGTGACGTTCAGCATCGAAGGGGCTATCGAAGCGATAGAATCTGCACTAGACCGAATCGAAGATTGCGGACTCGATGATTATGAACTGGATGCGGCAAAAGAATATTTACGGGAAGGTATAAGGCGGCTTAATGTGGCTTACGATATTGTACGCTGTGCCGAGGACTAAGGAGGAACAACATGAATAACGTACAACTGGAGGGCAACCTCGCAAGAGATATTGAAATATCGTTCAGTAAAAACGGAATGGCGGTAGCCCGTGGAACGGTAGCGTGCAACAGACGCATCAAAGACGGTGACGAGTGGAAGGACACAGCCGATTTTGTACCGTTTACGGCATTCGGAGCGTTAGCCGAAGGCATGGACCAATGGTCGAAGGGGCAACGGGTGTGGGTATTTGGTCGATTCTCAACGTCTAAGTATGAGAAGGAAGGCGAAACGAGATACTCAAGCAACGTCATCGCAACAGCCGCCGGCACGGCCCTATTCCCGTACAAGAAAAAATCGGAAGACGGAATCCCGGCATCACAGGGTAACGGATTCGAGGACTTGGGAACACCTGTCGATGAGGAATTGCCGTTCTGATAGCCCGTAAATTAAAAATTTGGTATCTATAGCGAGTTTTTATATGTCTTGTGATAATTTTATTGCGGAGAGATTAAAAACTCGTTACAGGTCAAAATAAGAAGGTTTTCGAGGAGATGAGTAAATGCCGGTAAAATATCACAAGGATGCAAATCAAATAGAGTTAATCGTATACGGGAATCCGGTTGCACAAGGACGGCCGAGATTTTCCAGGCAAGGCGGTTTCGTTAAAGCGTACGACCCGATTCAATCGAAGTCCTATAAGCAGCTTATACGACTGGAGTTGCAGCCGTTGCTGTCGGATCCGAACTTCACACCGATTGACCGGGCGTGTTGCTTTTATTTAAAGGTGTTCCGAACTGTGCCGAAAAGTTTTAGCAAGAAAAAGCGTGAGGAAGCGTTACTCGGCTACATAAGGCCGACAACAAAGCCCGATACAGATAATTATGTCAAAGGCGTATTGGACGCATTAAACGGGACAGTACTGAAAGATGATAGCGTTGTGTGTGAGATATTCGCACGAAAATTCTACAGCGAACGACCGAGAATCGAGGTCGTCCTGGAGGCGAAAATATGATGAAGTTCATGCACAAGCCGACAGAAACAACATTTGTTCAAAGAAGAAGTAGACGATAAGACAAGCAAGAAGGAGGACGCACACAGTGTTTCACAACGATTATATAAATGCGGTACGGGAGTACTTGCATCGATACCACGAATTTAATACGTACATAAAAAATATCAAGGCCGACCTTGAAGATTTAAACGCCACGCAAGCACTGTGTGCCGCTCCGAAAGTGCCGACGTTGTCACACACGCCTGGCAGTAACGGGATTATGATTAGCCCGGAAGAGCGAGCCGTATATGAGAATGACCGCATCGAAGAACGACGGCAAAAACTATATTCGGATCTGGAGAAGGTCGAGCCGCTTATCAAGCGGTTAAATCGTTCTATCGAGGCGTTAGAGTATTCAGACCGAGTAATCACCGAAGAACGATTCATCAACGGGGCATCATGGATGAGAATCGCCGACAGGCTGCACATGAGCGAAACAGCCGTGCGTAAGCGTTCCGGTAAGGTCCTGGAGCAAATTGCGACGATGATGTTCGGCCCGTCCGTCATTCCGGTACAGACGCATTTCGTATTCTTTGATGAGTGGAAAAAATCGTAACAGTCACAAATGGTGCGGATTTGTGCCGAAACGGTGCGGATTTTTCGGTTATTATAATAGTGTGATTGAACACCTCCTAGAGAAATAACGAAACAAACACGGAAAAAGAGATACCCAAGCAGCCGGGCATCTCTTTTTTCGTTTGTGGTGAAAATATGACAATCATAAAATGTGGAAAAAAGAAGTGCATGAACAACAAAAACGGAACATGCACGGCGATAAGTATAAGAATATCAAGGCAGGCTCGATGCAACGACGTTACGAATGTATACGAGATAATGAACTCATCGAGATACGGAAAGGCGGTCAAAAATGAATATCATCGAAAAACCGATAAACGAGGTAATACCTTACGAAAAAAATCCGAGAATCAACGATAATGCTGTTCCGGCCGTAATGAAGAGTATCGAGGAATTCGGCTTCAAAGTACCTATCGTCATCGACAAGAACGGAATAATCGTTACAGGCCATACACGCTTAAAAGCGGCGAAAAAACTCGGTATGAAGACGGTACCGTGCATCGTAGCGGACGATTTAACGCCGGAACAGATTAAGGCGTTTCGTCTTGCGGATAACAAGGTAGCCGAGGCGGCCGAATGGGATATGGAGCTGCTTAACGAGGAGCTTGACGGAATCATTGACATAGATATGTCCGATTTTAACTTTGGTGATATAACTGATAGCCCGTCATCTGAAGACGTGGTTGAAGATGACGGCGAAAACATCGAACTTCCTAGCGAACCGAAGACAAGACTCGGAGATATATGGATGATTGGCCGCCATAAACTCATGTGCGGCGACGCCACTTCTGAAGACGTGTTAAAACGTCTCGTGGGGGGGGGGACAAAGTAGATATGTATCTTACGGATCCTCCGTATAACGTTGCTTACGAAGGAAAAACCGAGGATAAGTTGACAATTCAAAATGACAGCATGGAAGATTCCGCTTTCTATCAATTTCTTGTCGATTCGTTCGTCGCAGCCGATTCTGTAATGAATGAAGGGGCGGCTTTTTATGTATGGCATGCTGACTCGGAAGGATATAACTTTCGTGGCGCATGCCGTGCCGTTGAGTGGGAGCTGCGAGAATGCTTAATTTGGAACAAAAACACAATGGTGCTCGGAAGACAGGATTATCAATGGAAGCATGAGCCGTGCTTATACGGATGGAAAGGCGGAGCGGCACATAATTGGTATAGCGATCGAAAGCAGACGACGGTCATTGATATGAATAAGCCGAATCGCAACGCCGAGCATCCGACAATGAAGCCTGTACAACTGTTTGCATACTTAATGGAAAATAGCAGCAAACCCGGAGATATTATTCTTGATTCGTTCTGTGGAAGCGGAACAACGCTTATTGCGTGCGAGCAGATGGGTCGAGTAGCACGAGTTCTTGAAATCGATCCGAAGTATTGCGATGTCATTATAAAGCGATATATAAATCTCGTCGGCAGCTCTGATGGAGTGGCTGTCGAAAGAAACGGGGAAATGATTAAATACGCCGACTTATAAGGTGGTGACATGATGGCACGACGAGGGAGAAAGCCTGCAGATATATCTAAGCAAGAGTTCGAAAAGTTGTGTGCGCTACAGTGTACACAGGAAGAAATCTGCAGCTTTTTTGACGTGACCGACAAAACGTTAACGGCATTCTGTCGAAGAACATATGGCATGAAATTCTCCGAGGTTTTCAGAGAAAAGCGTGGAAAAGGTAAAATTGCGCTGCGACGCTCGCAGTTTAGGCTTGCTGAGAGGAATGCGACCATGGCGATATTCCTTGGTAAACAATACCTCGGACAGCGAGATGTGCAGGACGTGAAGGTCGAGGGGGCGATAGACAATCCTTTCGACGGCGTTAAAACGGAAGACATAAAGAAGCTGATAGGCGATGATTGATGAACTCATTAAACGGCAGGCAAAAAGAGAACTCGCACGACGTGAGTTCTTTTATTTTTGCAATTTAATGGCTTTCGATTTCTATAAGCCTGAGCGGCGGTATCTTGTTGAGCTGTGTGAAGAATTGCAGTCGTTCTATGAAGATGAAAAAGCCAAGGTGCTTATTATTAACGAGCCGCCACGGCATGGAAAGAGCCGCACGGCGAGTTTATTTGTCGAATGGGTTCTTGGCCGTAACCCGGCCGAAAAGATAATGACCGGTTCGTATAACAATATCCTTTCAGCAACCTTTGCTAAGAATGTTCGAAATGCGATTCAAGAGGTTAAGGCTGATGATAATATCACCGTTTACTCCGATATATTTCCGAACGTCCGTATAAAACGTGGTGATGCAGCCATGGATATGTGGAGCTTGGATGGCGGTTACAATTCATACTTGGCCACGTCTCCGTCAGGGACGGCAACGGGCTTTGGTTGCTCGCTTCTTATTATCGACGATATCATCAAAAACGCAGAAGAAGCCTATAACGAAACAGCGAAGGAAAAGGCCTGGCTGTGGTTCACGAATACTATGCTAAGCCGTCTTGAAGAAGGCGGTAAGATACTTATCATCATGACCCGTTGGGCGAGCGATGATTTGGCCGGTCGAGCGATTGAACATTTCGGCGATGCGGCCAAGGTGATTACGATGCAAGCGTTACAGCCGGACGGCAGTATGTTGTGTGACGAAATATTGTCACGGCGTAGTTACGAAGAGAAAGTACGGGCCATGGGTGCCGACATCGCCAGTGCCAATTATCAGCAGGAGCCGATAGACCTCAAGGGGCAGTTATACTCAAGCTTCAAGACGTATGACCGCATCCCGACAGATGCAAACGGCAATCCGCTATTTACGGTTGTTCGAAACTACACGGATACGGCTGATACAGGATCCGATTACCTTTGCTCAATTGTGTACGGCGTGTATAACGGCGAAGCCTATGTGCTGGACCTTTTGTACACCAAAGACGCTATGGAAGAGACAGAGCCGGCAACAGCGTCCATGTTATACCATAACGGCGTGAACGTGGCCGATTTTGAATCAAACAACGGCGGCCGAGGGTTTGCAAGACAGGTACGACGGATATTACAAGACACGTATAAGTCGAACAAGACGGTCATTAATACGTTCGCACAGACAAAGAATAAGGCGGCACGAATACTTTCCAATTCAACGTGGGTCATGGAACACATCTATTTTCCGACCAACTGGAAAGACCGATGGCCTGAATATTATAGGGCGATGACTCGTTATCAGCGTGAGGGTAAGAACGCAAACGATGACGCACAGGATGCAACGACGGGCATTGCCGAGAAGATAAACGCACCGCAGATTAAAGCGGCACACGTCAATATTTATTAAGGAGCAAAAATATGGACTCTGAAAAACTATATGGCTACAAGCTGTTAAAAGACGCATATTACGGTACAGGGCTGTTCTCTGTTGGGCGTGGCCTGGTTCGTCATCCGAGGGAAAGCACACCGAATTACGCCTTTCGCAAGAAACTGGCTTACTACCTGAACTATACCGGTCCTATCGTCAATGCGTCGGTAGATCCGATATTTAGGGATGCAATCAAGCGTGAATACAAAGATACGGAGAAGTTCAAGGTGTTCCTGGAAGACGTGGACCGCAAAGGCACGAGCTTACAGGAATATATACGTCAGCAAGCGACGTTAGCGAAGTTATACGGCGTTATGTATATCATCGTGAACAACGTTGTGGAGTTCGGCGAATCGGTAGCTGACAATATTAAGAACAGGGCGTTACCGTATCTCACGGCTGTTGAGCCGCATCACATTACGGACTGGCAGTTCGATGAGAAGGGAATATTGATAAAATTCGCATACAAGGACGTTATTTACGACGCTGATAGGAGAAAGCAAACACGATATTACATATGGACTCCGACGAATTGGCAGGTTTTAGATGAAAACGGGAACCAAATAAAAGGTGGCACTCATAACATTGGCCGTATTCCCGTTGTTCAGTGGTTCGGTAGAAGCTCCAAAAAGACGGACATTTTACCTCCTGCCGAGTTTTTAAGCATCGCACAGACAAACTATCATGTGTACCACCTGTGCAGCCTCTTAACGCAAATATTGAACAATCAGACGTTCTCCGTATTGACGATGCCTGCAGACGGCAGCACTCCCGACGTAACGCTCGGAACAAATAACATGCTGCTGTATCCGCAAGAGTCATCTCACGCACCGGCATTTATTGCTCCGGATAAAGGACCTGCCGAAGTGCTGATGGCACAAATTGACCGACTCATTAAGGAAATGTACCGCATGAGTGGCATTGATTCGGTTGTAGGTGTAGAACAGTCAAAGAGCGGTGTGGCTAAGCAGTGGGACTTCGAGCGAACCAACCAACGCCTGGCGGACTTCTCCGTTCAGTGCGAGGAAGCCGAAAAGGATATCATTGGACTTTATGAATTATGGGCGAAGGAAAACGTCAGCTATGAGGTCGAATATCCTCGAGACTTCCAAATTAACGACGTTACCGAATCACTATCTCAGGCACAACAGGCACTTGACCTTGGGTTTAGATCCGATACGTTCTCTGCCGAAGTAAGTAAGAAAGTCCTGGAAGCGTATATGCCGAATATTGAGCCTGATACGTATGATGACATCGTAAGCGAGATAGAAGGGCTGAACGGGATAGGGACTTAATGAAGCAACAATTTAAGCCGATAGTGAATGATAAGGGTGATGTAAATGCCGAAGGACAGAACGCAGAACAACCTGGAGAATAATTTAGATGGTTTCGAGCGAGTCCTTCGGGCCTTAATCTTAGCCGGCATGGACCCTAAAGACGCCGTAAAAGTGGCGTATCACCGTTATCCGGTTATGCGGCACCTTTACAAGGATTTGCTCGACGACCTTGTTGGCGATTTTGCTGAAGGGTATGGGAAGAAACAAGCGGCGGCCAAGTTTGAGCATGAAGCCATATCAGCGGCTATGAAGAAATCATGGACCGATGACGGCGTAAATCTTTCTGAACGCATGTATAAGAACAGCAAGAAGGTCCAAGCCGAATCGGCCGAGGTCATCGGCAAGGCTATTAGGGAAGGCGAGTCGGCAGCCAAGACGGCCAAGAAGCTATTCGATGGATACGGTAAAGGCGGCATTATTCCTGAGCAAGATATCCCCGAATTTATTCAAGAGGTGAAGGATTTACCTGTCCCTGCTTGGCTCGACGAAGAAGCTGTCGCCGAGTGGAAGGCAGCTATACGTCACGCACGAAAGCTTATTGAGCAAGGCACAACGCCTGGGCTAAGAGCGGCGTATAGTGAAGTCATGGACGCCATTGAAAACGGAGCCAAGCAAAATGTAAGCAAGGCTATTGATACCGCAGTACAAGAAAAGACCAGGTATACCGCCGAACGGATTGCACGTACGGAACGAGCGAGAGCCTATGCTGACGGGGTCATGGCTAAGTACCTTGATGACCCGGATATTGTGGCGTTTCAGTGGAAACTATCCGATAGACATCCGAAGTGCGATATTTGTGACGTATACGCACATGCTGACCTGCACGGACTTGGCAAGGGTATATTCCCGAAAGACAAATTCCCGAAGCTCCCTGCACATCCTCATTGCTTATGTCGAATCAAGCCGATTGTCGACGGCATGATTGATATGAGCAGGCAAAAGGATAATGTTAATAAAGGTGGAAAAGCATACATTGATACGCTTCCAAAGCGGGAGCAAGAGCGGCTACTTGGTGTTCATGGTAGAAATTTAGTAAATAAAGGGTTTTTGTCGTGGTCTGAAAAAGCAAGAGGAATAAGCCACGATGGATTCAACGCACGAGTTCCTGTTCCTGAAAGTTTGAAAGCATATGTCAAGAATGGCAAAGTAAACGTAGAGAAATTAGGCAAACGACTTGATGGAGAAGCGGTTGATGATGTTATAAAACGAGTTAAGGATTATATCAATTCACCTTTCTTCATAAGTGAATACGTTCCACGGCAAGGAATGCACACAGAAGGGCATAAACTATACAAGCCCGAAGATAATAAAAGCTATTATGAGTATGAAATTCCTAATAAAGATGTAATCAAAGCCATAAAGGATGCCATTGATGTTGGGGGAATACAAATGACAAAAAACGGAAATTGGAGTCACAAAGTGCTTATTGATATATCACCGCATATTGGCTATACTGTGAATAAAGAAACGGGAGAGCTGACTAGGACTAATCTTGCAACCGTACATATTTCAAATAAAGGAATTCACATAGTGCCTAGAAAGGAGCGGTAAAATGACTGAAGACGCAGTATTTGGGTTTGTTGAAAATGCCAAGTCTCATACTTTTGAAGTTACCGATGTTGACGGTAGCCTATTTACGGGTAGACTCGTAGCCTGTGCGTCTAGTGCGGATAATGAGCCGGATCCGGCATCCATATCGTTACAGCAAAAGGGGTACTCGGTTGAGCTGTTTGTAAACGAAATCC